GTCCGGCTCGATGAACTGCAACTGCACCGCAGGCAGGTCAGGATCAGAGTTAGTCACCAAGATCGCAATGGCCTCACCATCGCGCTGCATGGTGCGCTCAACGTATTTCTGGCAGTCCACCCAATCCATGCGGCCATCGACCGTAGGATTTCCGAGCTTGCCCCAACGCCTCCACGCAACCTCAATCGAGTCATTGGCAAAGTCATCGAGCGACCCATCCGGATCGCGGGCCTTCATCTGCAGATTGATGCCACGCTCGCCAACGACATTACGCTCACGCAACTGCAGGAATCGAGCTGCATATTCATCATTGCGAGCCATATCACGGCAGCGCTCACGAATCACTTTGAGCTGCGACATGAGCTCACGATCAGCACTGCTATCCGATGCCATGAAGTCCGAGAACAGTCGGCCAACATTAGCGGCCGCATAGCTTCGGAATGATCGCTTAATTACTTGAACGTCAGCCTCGCGTTTTGCGCGTAGAAAATCAAACATGCCCATCAGAAACGCACCTTAATCGTTGATGAGGATCCGCGACCCTGCTGGATATCGCGCTTCCGTTTTTCCTGAGCGACCTCGCGCAGATAGTAATCGCGCCAGTCGCGTAGCTCTTGCGGTGATAGCTTGGTCAACGAGCGACCCTGAATCGAGTAGCTGGCCACATCGCCATCTGCCCGGTTTTCCATCACCGCCTGAATCTTGTCGAGCATGATCTGCGCATGAGATCGCGCATCCTTGTTCTCGCTATTCAGATCAGTGCCGATAGTGACCTGACCCGACCCCACCGTAATGCGAGCCGAGTCACTGGTGCGCGTAATGTACGCCTGCCACGCATAATCACCATAGTCGGTGACACCCAGAGACGTAGCACCGGGAATCTGCGCGTAGTAGCCTTTTGAATCCTCAGAGGCAGTGATCGTGAAACTGTTGCCAGCCGTAGTGCCAGCCTTCAGAGATTGAAATGAGTACGATAGCGAGTAATCAGCCGTAGGATAATCCGTCACAAGATCATCCCGTCGCCATGTCACAAGGTCGCCAGCGGTAACTTCTGTTGGTTCGCCTTGCGGCGCATTAGCGGTGTCAAAGGCATTAGCCATCGTCATCTCCAGTTATTAACAAAGCCGCCTTTTCGTGCACTCCTGCCAGGCCTCGCAATGCGGCTAACTGGTGCAGGCATCACTGGCTCTTCTTCAGCTGATTGTCTGCTTTCCTCTAGTTTACTCGCAATTGCATTGACATTCACCCCAATAATGACATAGGCCGCTGTAGCATACACCATACAGTCAAGCGCTTCATTTCGAGGGCGAACTTTCACAAAAGTACGCTTACTGTATCCCTTGTGATACCGAGTCACAACTTTTTCAGCCGTTAGCTGCTTAAAGAACTCATCCGGCAGATGCTCAGAGAAGTGAATATAACCCGGCCCTTCCTCGCTGATTTTGAAGCGACTGAACAGCAAATCCTTAGCCGTATCTACGCCAATCGGAAACAGCGGGCACTTCGCTGCATTGTTCTTGCTCGGACGGCCGACAATCGGCTTCGATCCAATCTCACCACCGATACCCTTGATCGCAAAAACACGGTGCGCGGCATGGCGCTTGGCGAACTGGTACACCGCCTGCGTATGGTGACCACCAGAGTCGATGCAGGTACCCCTGATCGGCAACTCGCGCCCATCATGCGTCTCCCATGTTGAGAATAGCACCGATGCCAGCGTGGTCCATGTTTGCGGTGTCGAAGGATCGCCATACATGATGCGATGATCAATAACCCAACTTTCATCATCACGGCCCCAGCCGTAAATCTGCACCTCAAGTCGGTTATCCTGCACGTCCACCCCTGCAGTGAGTACCATGACCTCCTCGGGCACTTTCTCGTTAAAGCTCTCGCGCCGATCAGCCAAAGAGTACTCATCGACCGTCTCGCCCTCATCCTCCCAAGTCTCGCCAAGGTAGGTGTTGGTCCACACGCGCAGCTGCTGCGGATTCTTTTTGACCGCCAAAAAGTCACGCACGCCATCAGCCAACGGAGTCCATGGCGAGTACAGGCCGTTAATTGAGAACCCGGCTATCCCCTTGAACTCCTCATGCGCTACCCAGTGACCCCGCGCAATGGCATGCGCCCGATCAGAATCCGTCCACGCAGTGCCACAACCCTCGCAAGCATAGCGAGCCGTATCAGGATCACCATCAGACCAGATGACGTTCTGCCACTTGAGCTCTTGCTCCTGCCCGCAGTGTCGGCAGGGCACAAAGTACTTGCGCTGATCAGAGCCCAGATAGGCGCTCTCAATGCGCGAGTCGTTCTTATTGGTCGGCGTGGATACCATCACCAGCTTGCGATTCCAGAACGTGGCCGCACGCTTTCTCGCCAATTGAATAGGATCACCCTCAGAGCCCGCCGAAGTCGGATAGCGATCAACCTCATCGCACAACACCAAACGGATTGGACGCGAGGCTAACCCTGCCGGACTGTTCGCGCCCACAATCGTCAACGCGCCACCAGGGAATACCTTGTGCAGTGTCGTGTTGTTCGCATCACGCGAGCGCGGATCCTTAACCTTGCCACGGATGGCCGGAGTCGCACGAATCAGACCCGCCGCGACCCTGTCCTTAGAGAACGCCTGAGCCATCTCAAGCGTAGGCTGCAGTACCAACACAGGACACGGATCATGATCCATGTGAAAACCGATGATGTTGAGGATTGCCTCAGTCTTCCCCAACTGAGCGCCAGCCATAACGACCACCTCGCGTACAGCCGGATCAGAGCAGGCATCCATGATGCCCCTCTGGTACTCAGCACGTGACGTATACCAGCGACCCGGCTCTGCACTCGACTGCGAATCCAGCCTGCGCTCCTGATCTGCCCACTCACTGACCGTCAGCCTCTTTGGTGGTCGAAGCGCCGCCATGCCCTCGATCAGTATCTGCCTTGCTCGTTCTTTGCTCATAACCCGATAAATCCCCCAGCGCATCACGAAGCGCTCGATCCAATAACTCCTGCACCACGCCCGGCACGTCCTCAGTCGCCACCACAGGCGAGATCATGGCCGGAATGGTCAGAATTTTAGTCTTGATATCCACAAGCATCGATTCCCACGCATCCAGCACGTCAGCCTTTGAGATCAGATTGCCATTGAGCGTCTCAACCTCAAGCTCAGCCTTGTCAGCTTGGTTCTTCACCAATCGAGCCTTCTCGATGTTGTAGTCGATTGTGCCTACCTCTTTACCAATCGACCGTTCTTGCAGGAATCGAATATAACCCTGAACCACAGGCGCTAACTCGTAGCGCCCACGCTCAGCCTTGGGGATAACCCCTTCTTTCGTCAGCTGCTGCACCCGCCGATCAGAGATCATCAACAACTTGGCGATGGTCCCAACCGGATAGGTGGCCTTCGGAGCACTAGCCATTTGCTACCCCATCAAACGTCTTTTTAGTTCCCTCAAGCGTGGCCTTTTTGCCAGTGAACTCCTGCCAGCGGCGCACGATCACATCGCAGAACTTAGGATCGAACTCCATCAAACGAGCATGTCGGCCCGATTTCTGGCAAGCAATCATCGTAGAACCCGAACCACCAAACAGATCAAGGACCGTATCACCACGCTTAGAACTGTTCTTGAGCATGCCCAACACCAGATCAACAGGTTTCATAGTGGGATGCTCCGCAGATTTCTTGGGTTTTTCTGCGCGAATAGTGCTGCCAACTAGCTCCTCGACTTGCAGGTTCTCGCCAGAGATGCGAAGCACGCCCCCCCCCACATCAATCTGAACGCCACCATCGGCATCAATCAGATACGGCATGTCCTCAGCATCGAACACGGTGGTCTTGTTGCGACCGCCATACCAAGAATGAGCCGCGCCCGGCTTCCAACCGTAAAGAATCGGCTCATGCCGCCATTGGTAATCGGAACGACCCAGCACCAGCGCAGGCTTCACCCACACCAAGCAGCCGGACAACTTAAACCCGGCATCCTTGAACGCACCGCGAAAGTTGTAACCCTCAGTATCAGCATGGGCGATGTACATCGGCGCACCCTCGCGCATCACCGCAAAGGCCGACACGAACGCATCCGTCAGGAACTGGCGAAACTCAGAGTCCTCCATGTTGTCGTTGGCGATCTTTCCAGCCGAACCCTCATAGTCCACGTTGTACGGTGGATCCGTCCAACAGCAGTCAATCGCTCTTTCTCCCACTAATTTCTGAACATCATCGAGCGAAGTGGAGTCACCACACATGACACGGTGATCGCCAAGCAACCAAACATCGCCAGGCTTAGATACGTACTCCTTCGCCGTGTCCGGCACCTGGTCATCATCGACCAAACCCTCCTCGTCCAGATCATCGTCATGCAGCAGGATGTCCAGCTCATCATCCGAGAAACCCGTCAGGCCGAGATCGAAACCATCCTCGCGCAACTCAGAGAGCTCCAGCGCCAAGAGCTCATCATCCCAGCCCGCATTCAACGCCAGCTTGTTGTCAGCAATGACGTATGCCTTGCGCTGCGCCTCAGTTAAATGCGAAAGCCGAATGCAGGGCACCTCATCAATCGCCAACAGCTGAGCCGCCAGCAATCGACCATGGCCCGCAATGATGTCGTTGTCTTCGGAAATTAAAATCGGGTTAGTGAAACCAAATTCACGAATTGAGGCAGCGATCTGTTGGACCTGCTCATCGTTGTGAGTCCTTGAATTACGCGCATATGGGATAAGCACATCAGATTTGATTAACTCAATTTTTGAACTAATAGTCGTTTTCTTCATACGAACCGAAACCTTTTTTAAAATTCTGTCGCTAGGCAAAAAGCGCGGCGCTGCGAAACCCCCGAGCCTAGGCCCCAGAAGGACCCATTAAGGGGGCCACCCCCTAGATACGCCCTAGGGCCCGGAGGATCGCCCCTCTGAGAGCCCGTGAGAGCTCCCTGGGGAGTCTTTCGCGCACAGTCTTTGCCACATCATCATCAACCTCATTCCCCGCCGCTATCCTCGCAGGGATTGGACCCCACTGCTTCTGGATAGGCAGGGATGCCTTCCCTTTACGCTTGAACACATGACCGCCAAGGCTATCAACCTTGAACGCCCCCTTGTTGGTCTGCCTCTTCCCCCAGGCACTATGGCTCACGCCTAGCTTGTTCTGCTTAGGATTAAAGTCTTTCAGTGGGATAGACCCCCACCGCACCACCATGACATACGCCATGGACTTGAGTGACGACCTAAAGCTGGCAAAGAAACCTCGCTGCTTGAGCTTAGCCTGAGACAGCCCTGCCTCATTCGCCACCGCCCTGCGCACCACAGTGGATACCTTAGTGCCTGTCTTATTCACCGCCGTGTTGAGTGCCCGAGGAACAAACTGCTTCTCAAAGTCATTCAACCCTTTGATGATCTCATCGGTGTTAGATCGGATATCAATCTTCATAACGTCACCCCTAAGTAACTACTTTCCCGTTGATCGTCCTCATAAGCATGTTTGGCTTTGGATTGCGCTTCAACCAAAACTGATACTCTTTCCAGTCAGACCGCTGTTTAAATTTTCCGGTTTGATAATTATGCATCGGGCACATCTTAAGAGAACCATCCTCCTCATCAACGCAGTCATCACAATCCAACGTGATCAAATCAAATTCAGACTGCAGCTCATAAAATCGCTCATTGAATTCATAATCCCACTTATTGAATTCTGGATTGCGCTCCTCTTCCACGAATAAATCGGTGAGCTCCTGCGCACTGGTTACCAGATAGGTGGTCTGCATTCGACCAGCGCCAGAGTTGATGATTGTTAGCGCTCTCTTCTTCACCAGCTCAGCAACAGCCTTGGCAACCGTTACCTTGGATAAGCCAACCTCTTTCACCAACTCGCCATAGCTGACAGAGATCTCTGAAGTTTTATACGCGGCCATGCTTGCCATGAAAGTAATCACCCTCAACTGAGCGCCATTCAAATCAGAAAATCTAGCATGCCATCTGAGAGTATCCACAACTTCTTTGTAGTCCATATCGCCTCCAAAAACTACTTAACTATTTAACGGAGCGCCCGCCCGTCAGGGCGCTCCTAAATATAGTTAACTTTACAGTTAACTTATATTTAATAGAGTACAATTTCCGATATACTCTACAAGCAATACATTAATACTCTACCGATCAAAAGTAAACCATAAACTATACAAACCTGATACATGAGCTATATGAACCTGATACGTGAGCTATACGGAAAAACGCTAATGTACAACTGTTTTACTTTTGAGTATAAAGTTTGTATTACTCTCACCTGCAAGACCACAGCGTTCAAACGGCGCTGTTTTTTACCATTGTCATCGAAGTTATCCACAGATCATTAGTCACAACCCAGCCATTTCTTGACGTAGAAATCAGGCCCGCCTGCAGCATTTCCCCAATGAATTTTCCATCTGGTTTACACATATTCTCAGCCTGTCTTTCCTTGAATCCATCATGCGAAATCAGGAAGTCAATCATGGCTGATCTGGATATGTAAGGCAGGTCATCAATCATCTCGCACTCAATGGCGAACCATGCTCGCTCAAATCGTTTCTTGTTAGCGGTAAGTGGTGAGTCAGCCTTCGCTTCAATAGGAGTCGCCGCCTCGATGACCACCGCACTGGTGACAGGCTGACCGTCCTCATCTTTCCAACCAGGTATCTCCACACTCTGGAGCTCAACATAGACAGGCTGAGCCAGCTCAGCATCCTTGCTCTTGCGCTGGACGATCTGCATAGGCTGGTCGCCTTTGCTCGGTACAATGCTGATCTCGATATCAAGCGCACCTCGCCAAGCAGAGCTACCACGCGCACGATGCTGGGCCTCATCAGATACACCAGTGTGGTGAACCAGAATGACCGAGCACTGGAACTCAAGCATCAGCTGGTTGCAGGCATCAAGCATGGTCTTAGCATCCTGAGCACTGTTCTCATCACCAAGCAGGAATCGATGCAGCGTATCGACCACAATGGCCTTTGGCTGGCGCGGGAGCCTGCGCACCTGCTCAACCACTTTCAGATAACCTGTTGGCGTGTTCAGATCGCACCCATCCTTTGAGAGCCACATAGAGAGAGCGCCAGCCTTATTCTGGTGCTTCCACGCAGCGATACGCCCACGCAGGCCGTGGTGACCCTCACCAGCGAGATAGACCACATCCCCACCGCGTACACGGTGCCCATGCCAATCCTCAACACCAGCCGCCATGCGCAGGCACCAGTCGAGCACAACGAACGTCTTACCGCCACCAGATGGCCCGTGAACCATGACCAGCGCCTGATCTTGCACCCAACGCTTCACCAGCCATGAGATCGGCGCAGGCTGAGCCGAGAAGTCATCAGCCGGAATCAGCCAGCCATCATCCTGCGGCATCAGCAGAGCTGCCAGATCGTGGCCCTCCTGCACATAGTCGTTGGCATCCCCGCGCTCTGGTGGCATCACCATACGAGCACCGTACTTGGCGCAGGCTTGCTCAGCATAGCGCTGGCCCACCCCAGACTCATCATTGTCAGCCACGATGACGATCTCCTGACCGATGCCGTAAAGCTCACGCATGGTGCCCGTAACAGGCACCAGATTGCTTGCTGAATATGACACGACACAAGGCCGACGAGTGACCTCATAGATTGACGCAGCAGTGGCAAAACCCTCAGCAACATACAGAACACCAGGCTCATCCATCGTGCCCAGCATCCAAAAGTTACCGCCTGTTTTCCCGCCTGAGTGATACAACTTGCCGCCGTTCTGATCAATGTACTGCAGACTGGCGAGCTTACCATTGGCATCGTACAGCGGCAGAACTAGCCGACCATCCCCTGTGTTGCGTGCGCCATTAACACCAATCCCTTTGCGCTTGAGATACTCATGCTCAGGACTGGCGGCATGCGCACCCGACCAGATCATCTCCACAGTGGATGCCGCAACCTCATGCTTGCGCTCAAGCTCAGCATCACGCAGAGCCTTAGCCT